CGCGAAACACGAGTGGGAACTCGCCGGCCACCGCGGTGGCGTCCTCTCCGTCGGCATCGGCGCCGGCCTGACCGGCCGCCCCGCCGACCTGCTGATCATCGACGACCCAATCAAGGACCGGCGAGAGGCCGACTCGGCGCTCATTCGGCAACGCGTCTGGGACTGGTGGACCGACGCTGCGTCCACCCGGCTCGCCCCCGGTGCCCCTGTCGTACTGATCCTCACCAGGTGGCATGAGGACGACCTCGCTGGCCGGCTACTCGCGCAGGAGGACGGCCACCTGTGGCGGGTCATCAACATCCCCGCCCAAGCCGACCACGACCCCGCCAAGGGCGAGACCGACCCGCTCGGCCGTGAGCCGGGCGAGTTCATGGTCTCGGCCCGCGGACGCACCACCACGCAGTGGGAAGCCATCAAGGTCCGGGCAGGGTCCCGCACCTGGAGCGCCCTCTACCAAGGCCGGCCATCCCCGGCCGAGGGCGGCATGTTCAAGCGGGACCACTGGCAGCGGTACGACGAGGCGCCGTGGCTGGTCCGCGACGACGGGTCGCACTGGGTCACGCACGCCGACGAGATCATCGCGTCCTGGGACATGGCGTTCAAGGACACCGCCCAGTCCGACTATGTCGTCGGGCAGGTGTGGATGCGGCGAGGTGCTGACGCCTACCTCCTCGACCAGGTCCACGACCGCATGGACTTCGTCACCACCTGCCAACGGTTCCGGGAACTCGCCGCGAAGTGGCCGCAGGCAACGCTGAAGCTCGTCGAGGACAAGGCCAACGGGACCGCGGTGATCAACTCACTGCGCCGCATCGTGCCCGGCATCGTCCCCGAAGAGCCCCACGGCTCGAAGGAAGCCCGCGCATCCGCCGTCACCCCGCTCGTCGAGGCCGGCAACGTGTGGCTCCCAGCGCCCGAACTTGCGCCGTGGGTCGCTGGCCTGATCGACGAGGCCGCCGGGTTCCCGACCGGCGCGCACGACGACCAGGTCGATGCCCTGTCGCAGGGCCTCAACCGGCTGATCCTCGCACCTCTCCTCGCCGGCGAAGACCTCACCCAGCCCGACGAGTTCGACGAGCTCGACCAAGACGGTTACACGTACGCGCCCTACTGAGGAGGTGACCCGCATGGCCAGCTGGACCCAGCCCACGTTGGAAGAGGCCGCTTCCCAGGAGATCGCGCTGCGGGAAACCCACCTCGCCGACCAATTGGCGGCGTCGAACAACACGGTCGAGATGCTCGCCGAGTCGCTGGCCGACCTCGAGCTCGCGTTCGAGGACCGCGGGTGGGAACGGCTCGCGGTCAACGCTTCCCGCGAGTTCTCACCCGAAGGTCTCCGCCGTGCCCGTGAACTGTGCCGGGTGATGACGGTCGCGAACCCGCTCCTGAAGCAGGGCCTCGGGCTCCGCAAGGCCTACATCTGGGGCCAGGGCGTCTCCATCTCTGTCCGGGACCAGTCCGACGAGGGCCAGGACGTCAACGCTGTCGTCCAGGAGTTCCTCGACGACCCGTTCGTGAAGAAGACGTTCTCCGGGACGCAGGCCCACGAGGAGATGGAGCAGGCCGCGTTCACCGACGGCGACCTGTTCCTCGCCCTATTCACCTCGCGGCTCACCGGGAAGGTCCAGCCCCGCTGGTTGCCGGTCGACGAGATTACCGACATCATCCACGACCCCGACGACCGGATCGTCGACTGGTACTACCGCCGCGAGTACGTCGAACGCACGATCGTCGACGGGATGACGCGGGAGCGGATCCGCACCGTGTACTACCCGGCGCTCGGGTACGAACCGGCGTTGAAGCCGCCGACGATCAACGGCTCCGAGGTCATGTGGTCCGTCCCGGTCCGCATGGTGTCGGTGAACCGGCCCTCCGGCTCGTCGCGGGGCGTCCCTGACGCGTTCGCTGCTGTCGCGTGGGCCCGGCACTACAAGGAGTTCCTGGAGCAGTGGGCGACGCTGATGCGCGCCCTCGCCAGGTACGCGTGGCAGACGAAGACCCGCGGGGACCGCGCCAAGCAGGTCGCAGCGAAGATCGCCACCCCTCCGGCCGTCGATGTACGTGGCGGGAACCAGGCTGGTGTCGGCGCGCACGTCGTCACCGACCCGAACTCGACGCTCGAGGCGATCCCGAAGACCGGTGCCACGATCGACTCCGACTCCGGCCGGCCGCTTGCCGCGATGGCTGCGACCGCGATGGGTGTCCCGGTCACGATGCTCCTCGGCGACCCCGGTGTCACCGGTGCACGTGCGACTGCCGCAACCCTGGACCAGCCGACCGAGCTGGGACTCCAGTTGCGTCGGGCCCTGTGGACCGAGCTGAAGATCGACGTTCTGAACTACGTCATCGACTGGGCGATCCGTGCACCGCAAGGCGCACTCAAGGGCACCCAGCAGCGCGACGGGGACCGAGTCGTCACCGAGCTCCCCGACAACGACGACCGCACGATCGACATCTCGTGGCCCGAGTTCGAGTCGCTCCCCGTCGACGTGCTGGTCAAGGCGATCGCTGAGGCGTCCGTCTGGCTGCCGCCGCTGGTCGTGGCCCGCCTGGTCGCGTCGGCGTTGAAGATCGACAACATCGACGAAGTGCTTGAGGAATTGACCGACGACGAAGGCAACTGGGTCGATCCAGCCGCGACCGCGCAGGCCAACGCCGGGCAGGCCGCGGCCGACGCGTTCAGGAAGGGCAAGGACCCGGCCGCCGCGCTCAACGGCGACGATGAGGATGACCAGGCATGACCGGTCAGCGCATCGTCACCCTGGTGCCGTCGGGTTACATCGACCGCCAGGATCACGGCCGCGTCCACTCGGTGCACTACCCGGACGGGACGATCCGTATCGAGCACCAGTGCAAGGTCGTCAGCGACACCCGCTTCGTCATTGCCCCCTCTCTGCAGCTGGAGAACGGGCACACCGTCACCCAGATCGAGCCACTCACGGTTCAGCCGAGCATTGCCTGCCCTGACTGTGGCCTTCACGGCTACATCATCGAGGGTGCCTGGCAGGACTGCTGATGGCGATCACCGCCACCACGCTGCGCCTCACCAAGCAGCTCCGCCGCGACCTGCTCGCAGTCACCAACGACCACGACCGCAAACTCACCGCCGCCTGGGTCGACGCCTGGGACCTCGTCTCCACCGACCTGGAAGCCGCGATCAACGAACTCGCAGCCAACGCGCAAGGCGGCCTGTTCTCCCGGGCCACGCTGCTCAGATCCAGGCGGCTCCAGATCGTCCTCCAGCACATCGCGCAGACGCTCGTCGGGCTGTCCGAGAACGCTGGCCAGCTGATTATCGACGACCTCCCCGGCGTCGTGAAGGCTGCAGGCGAAGCGCAAGAGCAGATCATCGCGTCGCAACTCCCGAAGGCCGAGCGCGACAACCTGGCCGGCTGGGAGCGGGTCGACACGCGACAGATCGACGCGATCGTGAAGCGCTCCAGTGAGCAGATCACGTCGCAACTGTGGCCGCTGTCGGCCGAGGCGGACGCGGTGATCAGGCGCGAGATCGTGCGTGGTGTCGCGACCGGGTCGAACCCGCGCCAGACCGCCAGCCGGATCATGAAGGGCGCCGAGGGCGGCTTCAACGGCGGCCTGTCTCGGGCGCTCGCGATCGCCCGGACCGAGACGCTCGACGCGCACCGTGCCGCTGCGGCCGTGTCGCACCAGGCCAACGAGGAAGTCCTCGGCGGCTGGGTGTGGCTGACGAACCTCTCCTCCCGCACTTGTCCGGCCTGCCTCGGCATGAACGGCAGCGAGCACCCGCTCACGGAGCCCGGACCGCTGGGTCACCAGAACTGCCGCTGCAGCCGGATGCCTCGCACGAAGACGTGGGCCGAGCTCGGCATCGAAGGCATGGACGAGCCGGGTCCCGTCACGCCTGACACCGATGAGTGGTTCGCGGCGCAGGACGACAAGACGCAGCGCGGGATCCTCGGCGCCGCCCGGTACGACGCGTGGAAGCGCGGCGACTACCCGATCAGCACCTGGGCGGTCCGCAAGGACAACCCCGAGTGGCGGGCGAGCTACCAGACGTCGCCGCTCCCCAAGACCCGCTGACACCACCCCTCACCACGCCCGACCCAGGGAGGTCACGCATGTCCCGCAAGAACCTCACCGAGGCCGGGGCCGGCACCATCACCCCCGTAGCAGAGGCAGGCAAGACGCCGAAGCTGAAGATCCAACTCATCACCCCCGGCTGGGGCTCGAGCGGCTACTACAGCGCCGAGGTCCTCGAAGCCGCCGCGAAGGCAGGTGCCTGGCCGGCCGGCACGCAGATGTACCTCGACCATGCTGACGCGATCGAGCGCGAGACCCGCCCGGAGCGGTCCGTGAAGGACATCGCCGCAGCCCTCGCCGAGACGGCGTACTGGGATGGACAGGCAGTTGTCGCCGAGGCCGACCCGGTCGGTGCCGGGCGGATCTACGCCACCGACAAGGCGTTCCTCGAGGCTGTCGGCGTCTCGGTCAGTTCGATGGCCGAGGTCGAGCAGGGCGAAGCCGAAGGCCGCAAGGGCTGGATCGTGAAGGAGATCTTCGCGGACACGTTCAACAGCGTCGACTTCGTGACGCACGCCGGCCGCGGCGGGCGCGTGCTGCAGCTCGTCGAGTCGGCCCGCCGCACCGAAGAGGCTGCCGAGCCGGTTGTCGTGAAGGAAGCCAGCGCGGAGGACACGCACCGCGCCGTCCAGGACGCCGTCGGCAACGCCTACAACGACCGCGACGCCGAGACCTGGACGTGGCTCCGCGACTACGACCCCGACGAGGCCCTCGCCTACTTCGAGGTGTCGGTCGGCGGGAAGACCACCACGTTCCAGCAGTCCTACGCGGTCGGCGACGACGGCGTCATCGCGCTCACGGGTGAGCGCATCGAGGTCATCCAGACCACCACATTCGTCCCGGTCCACCCGGCCGGGCAGTCCACCACCACCAAGGAGCACACCATGCCCGAAATCGAGGAGGGCGCCACGGTCACCGTCAAGGAGACCTGGATGCGCCAGCTCGAAGCGGACGCCGGCCGGGTGCCTGCACTCGAGGCCAAGGTCGCCACCGAGACTGCGCGCGCCGATGCGGCCGAGCAGGACCTCGCTGTCGAGACGGCCCGCGAGTACGCCCGGAAGTTCGGCACCGACCGCGTCAAGGAGTCGAACGGTGACCTGCCGTCGCCGGTCGTCGACAAGATCGTCGCCAGCGCGATGCTCACCATCCCGCTGACCGAGGCCGACAAGGCCGCCGACCGGCGCCTCGACACGACCGCGTTCGGCAAGCAGGTCGACGAGGCCCGCACCGCCGAGGAGACCTACCTCGCGTCGATCGTCGAGGCCGGGCACCGCGTCCGCGGCGTCGGCTCCACCGACTCCAAGGTCGAGGTCACCGAGGCGCAGACCAAGAACGTCATCGCCGGCGTGTTCGGCCGCACCGTGAAGGAGGCCTGACATGGCCACGAACGAGGTCTTCGACCAGGCCGACAACCTCTACGTCCCGGTCCTGTCCGGCGTCGTGTCGGGCGGGCCCGTGATCGTCGGCATGATCCCCGGCGTCGCGCTGACCAACCGTGACTCCGCGGGCAAGGCCGAGGTGCGCACCAAGGGCGCCTACCGGGTCTCCGTGACCGGTGCCATCGCCTCCGTGGGTTTGCCGGTGTACATCACCA